AATGCCGCAGCTCTCATCGAAACCGGCATTGGCGCCTCGGTGGAAGTGACATGGGATAGCGTGCTGAAAAAATTCATCATCACGTCAGCGACGGCCGGCGATGGAAGCTCAATCACGTTCGCCACGGACGGAACACTGGCAGAAGGTCTGAAGCTAACTGAAGCCACCGGCGCGGTAATTTCTCAGGGAGCAGAGCCGGCGGTTGTTGATGACATCTTTACCGCAATTCTTGCAACCGAACAGGACTGGGTCGCTTTCTCCACCACATTTGCGGTAACGAAAGACCAGGCTAATGCGTTTGCTCTGTGGGTTAACAACCAGAACCACCGCTTTGCCTATATCCCGTGGGACTCAGCAGGTACCGCTATCGTGCCGGGCAGCTCTAATGCTCTGGTGTACGACATCATCAACACCTACGCCTACAACGACACCTGCCCGGTTTACGGATATCCGAACCATGCAGCAAACGTGATGGGGTTTGTGGCTGCGCTGAACTTCACGCAGGCCAATGGGCGCTGTTCGCTGAATGGTCGCCAGGTTTCCGGCCTGCTGCCGATGATCAGTAACGATACTGATTATGAGGCGGCCAAATCCAACGGGTACAACTTCTATGGCAAGTACGCTGCAAACGCCGTAGAAACGAACCAGTGGACTCCTGGCACCATTACAGGTGATTTCGCATGGTTGGACGCATGGGCCGGTCAGGTGTGGATTAACGCGCAGTTGCAGGCGGCTCTCGTTGCGTTGTTCCAGCAGGCATCCAACCTTCCTTACGCCACGGCCGGAAAGGCACGCATTGAGTCGTGCATGAAGCCGTATATCGAGCAGTTCAAAACGTGGGGTGGTTTGACCGCCGGAACCGATCTGGATCAGTCTCAGCTCGACCAGATTAAGGCTATCACCGGTGTTGATGTCTCTGATGCACTCATGGCCGACGGATATTACATCTACATTGGCCAGTTCACCGCAGCAATGCGATCTGCACGTACCAAGCCAACGGTTTACTTCTGGTACACCGACGGCGGCATTATCCAGGGCATTACCGTTAACAGCGTGGAGGTGCAGTAAATGTCCAATCAGAACATCACTTCAGCTGATGCGGTTATCACTCTGGTCATTGCTGAGCTTTACCCATCCGGATTTAACCTGGAGCAGTTCGAAGCACAGAACATTTTCGACATGGGTGATACCGACATGGCGGAATATCAGCGTACTGCCGACGGTAAATTGCTTGGTGGGTTTGTTTATGGCGACCTGCCGTGGACGTTTCACCTGGCAGCCTCTTCTCCGTCGATCCAGTATATCGATACCTGGCAGATGACGCAGATGACTGCTAAATCCGTTCTTCGCGTTAACGGGACGGTGATCCTCCCATCGCTGGGTAAGAAGTACACCATGACCAACGGCATACTGCAGCGAGCGCGCCGCATGCCATCAGCCGGTCGTGTTCTTCAGCCGGTGACCGGGCTCATCCAGTGGGAAACCGTCACCCCAGCAAACTACTCAGCATAAGCAATCAGCCCGGTTAATCCGGGCTTTTTACACCCAAATTTCACCGCGCACTCACCGCGCATTCCAGTCCTGAGACCATTCACAAAAGCGACCCCTGAGAACGCCATCGTAGCATGGTGCGCTCGGGCATGGCCGTTCTGGTGAGACAGGGGTCTCTTTTTTGAAAGGTAATCACCATGCAATACCCAACTGTATCAGTAAACGGCGTTTCTGTTCGTGTCGATGGAGAAGGGCGCTACAACCTAAACGATCTGCATGCTGCGGCTGTGGCTGAAGGTAAAGCCACTGAATCTCAGCGACCTGGTGAATTCCTTAAGACAAAGCAAGTAAGGAGATTCGTACAGGCCCTAAGCGATGCGAAGAAAATCGCATCAGTGTTAACCGTTAAGGGTGGCTCTCTTCAGGGTTCGTGGGGGCTGGAGTTAATTGCCATCAGGTATGCAGCATGGCTTAACCCATTATTCGAGATAAAGGTATATGAGACATTTCAGATGCTCATCCGTAATGGCATTGACGCCATGTCTCGCCTGAACAAAATCGACCACATTATCAATACTGAAACCAAAGCGATCAGCCAGTGCGCAAGCAGGATGGCGAAGTGGGGAGTTGGTGGCCGCAAGCAATTACTCCACGCAGCACGCGATCGTGCGGCTGATGAAGTGCAGTTGTATTTGCCTGGCATCGCATAATTTTGGAATAGCCCACTTCGGTGGGCTTTTTATTGCCAAATAATCAATTCAGGAAATCAAAATGGCGCGTAAAAGTATCGTATTCACGGTTGAAGCTGATAACCGTGACAAGGGTAAGCAATTCAAAATCACCGAGATGCCGGCTCGTAAGGCTGAAGAGTGGGCGATCCGCCTGGCGTGCGCTGTCATTGGCGCCGGGGTGACTGTTCCGGATGACATGATGGTGGCCATTGGCGCTGCTGTCGCTCCTGCACCTTCCGAAGACAATTCAGAAGCGCGAGAACTGTATGAAAGCGTGATGGCAAGCGGCATGGCTGGGCTGGCTCAGTGGGGGATCACATCTCTGGCTAAGGTTCCGTTTTCTCAGTCAAAGCCTTTGCTGGATGAGTTGCTGGGGTGCGTGAAGTTTGTCGGCGGAAACGGCATCGAAACGCCGCTTGTTGATGATGGGCAGATTGAAGAAATCAGCACATGGTCTCGCCTTAAAATTGAAGCATTCAAACTTCACATCGCTTTTGTAGCAGCCACCGCAAACTAAAACTACCCCTGTCAGTCCCGGAAGATTCTGCTCGAGGATTTTTGCAGTACGAAAACGTGCCGCGAAGCATCGCCGCGGTTATTTCCGGGAGGATGGCGACACTCCACGAGCTGGACACGGTATACGGCGTTCAGGACATGTGGTGGCTTATAGAAGTGATGACCGTGGATAACACAAACAGAGCCATAGCGGAGAGTGACCATGGCAGCAACGGTAATTGACGCCCTCCTGGTTACGCTGGGGATTGATGCTTCTAACTTCCGCAAAGGGCAGAAAGAAGTTAGCGATGACCTGAAAAAGCAGCGTGATGATGCCAGGAATACCGCCAAGGAGATGGCAGAACAGGGCAAGAAAGCGGCATCGTTCTTCAGCAGTATTAAGACTGAGCTTCTGGCGCTGACCGGAGTGACAGTCACTGCTGGCGGTCTGATGAGCTTTGTCAAAAACACGACGACCGGCCTGATGGATTTATCGATACAGTCTAAGGCGTTGGGGTTGTCAGCTCGTGAACTCGATGGATGGTCAAAATCAGCTGAGGCAGCAGGTAGCTCCGCTGAGAAAATCAGCGCATCGCTGCAGGGATTTCAGGGAGCGATTCAGGGGGCTAGAGTTGGTGATTACAGCAGCTCTATTTTCGGTGGGTTAGCACAGTTAAATGCGCTGACAGGGCAGAATTTTGACGTATGGGGACAAGATGCCGATTCTCTGGCCAGAACCTCTCTTGAGGCGCTACGCAAAATAAGCGACCCCAATCTTCGTCGTCAGGTGGGTTTGAGTCTTGGATTTGATGATGCCACCCTGCAGCGCAACCAGGAAGGCAAGTTCCTGCCTGACGTTGATCGCCTAACCAAAAGCTCTGGCATAACTGATGCATCCACCAATGGGGCTAAAGAATTTACCGCAGCCTGGGCAGAGCTGGGGCAAAACCTCGACACGATAAAAAATCAAATTTATGAAGGTCTGATACCAACCATTCGAGACCTAAATGGACTGCTAAAAGAATGGTCATCAGGAAATGTTAAATCGTCGTCTTTCTTCAAAGAGCTGAAGAAAGATATCAACGACATAACGGGTATTGATTTAGGAGACTGGAAGCTTTCTGACGATCTAAAAAATCTGAAAGATAACTTCTCCATGCTTGGGCGAACAATAAGCTACCTGGTTAATGCTCTAAACGAAGTCAATAATGGTAACTTCTCTAAGGCAGCTGATGAGTTTAAGAAGGCATGGTACGGAACTGAGGATGGGAAGCCGACCGGAAACGATGCGCTGCCCGGAGTGACAAGCAACGCAAAGAGCACTTACGAAGACAGCACCTATAAAAAATATAATGACCTCCTGAATAAATATCTCCCGGAATGGATGGGTGGCACTCCGTCAGCCAGAAAGAGAGATCAAGATGAAAAGTCTTACTGGGATACAACAAAAGGACTGCTTTCTAAAATAGCGGACGCGATTGTTACTCCTGCTGGTGCTTCTTCTATGGAGACAAATACTGAAGGGTATCAACCAAATATCCCACTCAATGCTCAGGCTGCAAAGCTTGGCGAGAAGGGGAGGGCATTCCTTCAGGCTATGACGGGTGAGTTCGGCGCGCTGGAAGGGAAGTATGGACTTCCTGCAGGACTTCTTTCTTCGGTAGCTGCAACAGAGTCTGGTGGAGATCCGTTTGCTGTATCAGGCGCAGGGGCAAAAGGTCTGTTTCAGTTCATGCCGGGAACTGCGAAGGATATGGGACTGAAAGGTCGTGATGTTTACGATCCGCATAAGTCAGCAGAAGCTGCAGCAAAATATCTCAACTGGCTGCAGGATATGACGGGCGGAGATTTGGAGGCAACATTAATGGCATACAACGGTGGAATTGGTACCTTGCGGAAGAAAGGCAAGGAAGGCATGCCACTTGAGTCTCGTCAATATGCGCCTAAAGTCATGGCTGGCATGCGCCCAGGAGCTGGAATGGCGGTTGACCGTGCAATGCCCGGACAGTCCGGAGCAACTTATCAATTCTACGGTACCAAAATCACCACTCAGGCCCAGAATGTGGAACAGCTTACCAGTGACATCAAAAAGCACGGTGACAACCGGGTCATGTTGATGGCTGGCTACTCAGGACAATAAACCATGTCGTTTTCTCTGAATGTCTCGACAGTGCTTTCCGCCATTCAGGGAGGAAGCCTGTTATCTGTGCTAAACAGTGCATTGTCACCCACGTACAAAATTACCTACAACACGGTTGATGAGTCTCTGCTAACCGCGGCGGCCGGGCAGGAGGTCTTCTCTCCTTCCGGCTGGGTTAGTGTTGATCGGTACGGTGACGCTGTGGTGACAAAAGGTCCGGTAGAGAAGGGGCGGTATTCCTCCTACAACAAAGTTCGCCAGCCATCTGAACTAAGGGTTATTTTTGCTCTCGAGGGTTGGACGGCTTACTCCGGATCGCTGCCTAATCTGACTAACTTTTCATTGCTGAGTCGTAACAACTTCATTCAGAAACTGGATGAAATGAAAAACACCGCCAGCACCTATGATATCGAGACACCAGATACTGTTTATTACGGCTATGATCTGACCCATTTTGATTACTTTGTCGGTTCCTATCGCGGGCAAACACTTCTCATGGCGAACTGCACTTTTGAGGAGATCATGAATACGGGCGACGTGATGCTCTCCAATGCTGTAATAGAAGGTCCTCCTACCAGCAATGCCAAAACCAATAATGGTTCTGCAACTTCGACCCAGGTAATTACCGGCTCCACTAAAGATGTGTCGCTGAGTGATGTTAAAACCGCCTGGTCAAGCGCTGAAACGTCGCTGTCCAGCGCCTTACAGTCAACAGGCGGGGCAATCGTATCCGGGGTGAACTCGGCAGCCGAATCTGTATCCCAGGCGTGGGACAGTTCATCAACTGCGGTGGCTAAGCAAATAAAAAGCACTGTGTCTGACTTTCTGGAAAAGGTGATGTGAAATGCAGGAGATCAGCCTATCACCATCCTTGTCTCAGAAGGTTTATGTCACTCTCGGTGGACAGAACTGCGCTATTAAGCTTCACCAGCGTTCAACGGGTTTTTACGCTGATTTGTATGTTAATGAAAGCCCGGTAATGCAGGGCGTCTTGTGCCTTAACTGCACATACCTTGTGCGTTATTCATACCTTGGGTTTAGTGGAGACCTGATTTTCGTCGATACGAAAGGTGACGCTGATCCTGCTTATTACGAAATTGGTACTCGCTTTAAGCTTTACTACGCAACCAGTGAAGAGGTGAGTCGATGAGTTACAAGGAGAGAGAGCTTACCGTATCGTTCACCCTAGCTAACGGGACATTTGACGGAGGTGTTGGAAATACGCTGACGGTTAAAGGGTTCAAATGTGAGGCGGCAATATCAGCGTTTGGTGGAGCTACAGGCACTATGCTTGAGCTTAGCTTATGGGGTCTGTCTCTTGACAATATGGCTAAGTTGACCACGAACGCCCAAAAGATTATCGCCTCAGAGCAAAACTCCATTCGGGTTTATGCCGATGACAACCGAGTTTTTTCTGGTTCAATTACTTCTGCCAGAATCAACCTAAACCAGATGCCGGATGCGCCCATTGAGATAACGGCTGCAGCTGCCGGGAAAGAGCGACTGATCCCTTGCGAACCAACTTCTATTCGAGGAGATGTCGCCGTTGCTGACATGATTCGTGCGCTCGCTTTCAAGGTTGGACTTAATTTTATCAACGTTGATGTGAAAAGCATTGAGTCTAATCCTGTTTATAAAGGCAACGCGATAAAACAGATACTTGAAATTGCTGCTGCTCATAAAATAACAGCCAATATCGACTTTGGCACAGTAACAATCTACACCGGTAAAAAGCCTTCAGACTCAGTTGTTCCATTAATTTCTCCAGATCATGGGCTGATTGGATACCCCATCTTTTATGATATGGGAATCAACTTCAGGTGCATCTATTCCCCGGCGATAAAGCTGAACACAAAGATAATACTTGAAACAATGCTTCCGCATGCGAGCGGTGAATGGATCATTCAAGCAGGTACGACGCATTACCTTTCCTGCAAAATCCCTGGGGGTCTATGGGAAACATTTGTAGTGGCTGCGCCTGGTTATCTAATTAAGGGAGAAGGAAATGCTGACCAACCAGAATCCTGAGTCCGCGTCATGTCAAGGTAATGCGGTAGCGTCAATCATAGCATCCGTAATGGCTGGGATGTCTTTTATAGATATAGTGCTGGTAAAGGATGTTGACGGCGATACTCTCACCATTCTCCCGCTTGTTAATGATGTTGACGTGTCCGGCGGATCAATTTCAAATAATGATGTTTACCAGATCCCTTTCCTTCGGCTTCAAGCTGGAAATAGTGCAGTTAAAATGGCACCAAGGCCAGGAGACATAGGACTGATCGCCATTTGCGACAAGGACACAACCAACGTAAGAAAGTCAAAGCGTGGAGGCCCAGCCCCTACGCAGCGCCGCCATTCCTATTCTGATGCGGTTTACATCACGGCGATTGCCAGCTTGAACGATGAGCCGACGGAGTTCGTGGAGTTCACCGGCAGCGGCATAAATATTAAGAGTCCTGGGAGGGTAAACATAAATGGCCTGAAAATCCATCCCAACGGCCAGCTTGAACTTGTCGATGGTTCAATCGTTGATGGGCATGACCATGGCGGGGTAGAATCCGGAGGAAGCCGAACAAATCCTCTGGAGCCGTAACAATGATAAAAAAGTATTTTCTTCTCGCGCTTTCGTTTTCTTTGTCAGGTTGTGCCTTATCCCCTAACGAGGCGGTAAACTACCAGAAAGAACATGATTTTGAGAATGTAACATTCCAGACTAAATCTAACGAAAGGCTGTCTGTGTTTAATTTAAGACATAAATTCAAGAACATAACAGGAATGGAGCTTCCAAATCAAAACACCTATGAATGTCAAAGAGATGCATCATGTTATTACGGAAAGTATGCTAGTGCTTATGATTCTTTAATGGAAAAGCACCAAGAAGAAAAAGATAAACAGAATAAGATAGTCGCTAAGCAAAAAGAAGATGAATGTCAGGCCAGCAAAGAGTGTATGAACAAGAGAGAAGTTGATGCTGCATCTTACACGTTAAATAGTATTTACTATTCTCTGATGGCTCAAAATCCATACTTGCAAGCTGATTACGATGCCGCTGTGAGGCGCATGTGCAGGAGCGCCGGAGAGGCTCAAAGAAATGGCGTTTCCCGTGAGCAAATGCAGAAAAATATTGATTTGGTTGAGGGGATAGCTCCGGGAGTAAGATACCAGATTAAACAGGTCGCAGAGTCTTGCTGGAAAATGAGCAAGTACGGCGTACCAGACGGCACCACGCAAATCCGGTCAATGTATTGAGAGCAGCCCACCCAGGTGGGCTTTTTGTTGTCAAAACGATGCGATATGTGATCTAAATCCGATAGCGCACAAAATGAGGATGGCTTTGATGCCCTCCAAAACGAAGCCAGAAGCGCTACAAGAGGCGATAATTGAAGACGCGTCCTGGTACATGGTGATTTTGGGTGTTTTTGGGCGATTTCTAAGGCCATTATGAGGATGATAGATTCAACCAAAGGTTGAAGGATTACCATTAAGGTAATAAACTCCATGTCAAGTGATGGTTGTAACTGATATGGGTTTGTTCTTGAGTGGGTTTTGGAGGAGTTATGTTTAGCGAAGAAAAAGTAGCTCAAATGGCTGCTTACCTACTGTCGAAAGACGGTGGGCGCATGGCATACCTAAAACTTATCAAACTGCTTTATCTTTCTGATCGGCAATCTATGGGCGTTTATGGAGAATCTATAAGCGGGGATAGATTTGTCGCTATGAAACATGGTCCCGTTCTCTCGCAAACCTATGATCTTGTCAAAAATGGCGGGGAAGACGAAAATGGCTGGAATCACTGGATACGTGGCGCAGAGAATTATGAGATTGAGCTTAAGCCAATGGTTGTTTCTGTTGAAGATTTAGATGAGCTGAGCGAAGCTGATATCGAAATTCTCGACAGCATCATGGCTGAGTTCGGTCATATGTCCAAATACCAGATACGTGATTTTACGCATGATCATTGTGCGGAGTGGCAAGACCCTGGATGTACGTCTGTGGCGATTCCTCCTTCAGCCACTTTTGCAGCGTTAGGCAAGCCCTCTTTAACGGCTTCAGCTCTTCAGGATCGCCTTTTCGAACGCGAGCAACTAGACCGGGCATTGTCTGTATACAAATTTAGGTAGCAGATGAATACATTCATCCCTTTAGCAAAAGGTTCTATTTTAGTTCCATCTGGAAGGGATAAGCATCTGCATATCATTTGCAATGATCCTGTACCATACCCTAAGTATGCTAATGCTGAATCGGTGTTATTGGTCAACATAACAACACTTTATCCAGAGCTACCATATGACGAGTCTTGTATTTTAGACGTGGGTGATCATCCATTCATAAAACACCAAAGCTTTGTTTATTATGCAAAGGCGGATATTTATGCCGCCACCAGTTTAGTAGCAGGAGTCCAGGCGGGAGAGCTTAAGATACGGCAAGCCTGCCCTGATCCAACGTTTACTAGAATCCTGTCAGGGTTTGAAGTTTCCAAAAGAGTCTCTGGTAAAGTCAAAAATTATTATCAGAAGTATATAGTTAAATAACCCGCTATCCGGCGGGTTTTTGCTTTCTGTAGCCACCAAATCACAAACCTCGCTCCGGCGGGGTTTTTTTATGGGCGCAATTCATGAAAACCACGTCATTACTGCTCGATACGGACACCTGGGACCTGGTCGTTGACGACCTCGGTAACATTGCCACGGTAGACAATCCCTACGCCTGCGCCCAGGACGTCGCCACGGCATGCCTAGCCATCCGTGGTGAGTGCATCTACGAAAAAGACACCGGAGTTAATTACAAAGAGCTGCTGAACGTTAAAGCCAGCACTGGTGCGATGGCGGCAGCGCTTCAGATTGAGGCGCTTCGGATGAACTACATCTCCCAGGCTGAAGCAACGCTGGTTAATGACCGAGATACCCGCCGTGCCTCCGGCGTTATAGCCATAGTCGACACCAATGGACTCATTTCAAACATTGTCCTGTGAGGGAAAAATGACGACAGTTTCAACAGCGGTACCTGCTGTAACATTCTCGTTGACCGGTCTGGATGTTCCTGATGAAGGAGACATCCTCGCTGGCCGCCAGGCGGATTTAAGTTCAGCGTTCGGCACAGCTCTGAGCACCAACCTCAAAACCCCTCAGGGCCAGCTTGCTGTGACTGACACCGCCATAATCGCGGACAAGAACGATCAGCTTCTGGCTATCGTGAACAATATGAATCCTGATTTCGCGTCCGGGCGCTTTCAGGACGGAATAGGGCGCATCTATTTTATCGATCGCATCGCCGCGGCGGGAACGGTTGTTACTGCTACGTGCTCCGGTGCCGTTGGTACGGTTATCCCTGCGCAGTCCTATGCGACTGACGATAACGGGTATATGTACGTGTCGCTGGCGGCCGGGACAATTGGCGCTGATGGGACTGTTAAAATTGAGTTTCAGAACCTGACTACCGGTGCGATAGCCTGCCCGATTGGCACGCTGACGAATATTTATGTCGCGGTAAGCGGCTGGTCGAGCATAACCAACGAAACCGCCGGAGTTCCGGGTACGGACGTTGAGGGGCGCTCTGCTTTCGAATACCGGCGTCGGCAATCAGTGGCGCGTAATGCGTTCAACACTGCTGCGGCGGTAAGGGCGGAGATCCTTACGGTTGATGGTGTACTGGATGCGTATGTCATCGATAACAAAGAGCCCGAACCGGTAACGAAGGGGTCAACTAATTACAGCCTGCTCGCCAGCTCAATTTATATCGGCGTATACGGTGGTGCTGCTGCTGATATCGCGGCAGCCATCAACAGAAAATTGCCACCCGGCACTGTTATGAATGGTGATACCACCGGCACGGTTTATGACACCGAAAACTATGACGCACCTTATCCGGATTACACCTACAAATGGAAAACACTGGATGCAGTGAGTGTTCATATCAAAGTTGAGTACGAGGCCAATGACGGCCTGCCATCGGATATCAACTCACAGATTAATACAGCCGTTCTGAACGCATTCACTGGTGCAGATGGCGGTAACCGGGCGCGTGCCGGTGCACGAATTTACGGCAGCCGGTATATCGGGCCAATTCAGGCGCTCGACGCGCAGAACATGAACGTTCTTTCGGTCCAGATCTCTCTGGATGGAACAACCTGGTCGAGTGCGCTGACCGTTGGCATTGATCAGGAGCCGACTCTCGATGCGACAAACATCACAACGGAGGCGGTAAGTGAATAATGTCGACTGGACGATCTACGCGCAGTATGTCAATGCAACGCGCCTGCGGTCACTCATTGATACGTTTAACGCTTCTGTGGCACCAGAGGACTGGATTGACACCTTCTACGATGTCGTTTTCAACATCGAGACCTGTGAAGACTACGGGCTGATGTGCTGGGGGAAAATTGTCGAAGTAGGCCGACTGCTGACCGTCACACCCTCGCAGCAGTTTTTTGGATTTGGTGAAGCCACCAGTACACCAGCTGAGCTTACCGATCCCCAGCCATTTAACCAGGCACCGTTTTATACCGGAACACAGGATACCAATACAGTCGTTCTGAGTAATGATGCATACCGCAAGCTGATCATGTGCAAAGCGATGGCGAACATCAGCGACTGCACCGTGCCGGTCATGAACCGCATGCTGATGTACATGTTCGGCGACAGCGGGCGGGCTTACGTGCGTGGCGATGGTAACCATGTCATGAGCTACGTCTTCGAGTTCCAGCTTTCCGAATCTGAGCTGGCCATAGTGCAAAGCTCCGGCGCGCTTCCTTCCCCTCCAGGGGTAAAAGTTAACATCGTTCAGGAGGTCTGAATTGAATAATTCAGCCATACCGTCACGTCTGACGGTTGTATTTTCTGCGAGCGGCGACAAAAACACGATCCCGGTCAATTCCACTTCTGAAACGCTGGCTGACGGTCTGGCGGCGATGGACTCCGGTTTCCCGCCACTAACACGTATCGCACTCTCTGCCGGAGGTAAGCCACCACAAGGGCAGGATTTTAACGGTATTTTTAATGACGTTTATACGCGCCTACAGTGGAGTGATGCGGGGATGGGTTATCCATTTAACGCCGCGTTCAGCACTGCAATTTCCGGATATCCCAAGGGGGCTATTGTTCCCGCCTCCGATTACTCGGGACAATGGCTAAACCTGAGCAATGGTAATTCTAATAACCCGGAATCTGCATCTGGTGCAATGACAGGGTGGGTACCTCAGGATAGCTATGGCATAACGTCGATCACCGGACTTGCCGCTTCGAGTGTAGTGTTATCTTCCCTCCAGGCCGCAAAGGAAAGAATCATCCTCACTGGCGCGCTGACAGCAAATATTAATCTTGTATTTCCGGCGTGGATTAAGGTGTGGGTTGTACACAATAACTGCACAGGACCATATTCTGTTACATGCAAGACGGCGTCAGGAAACGGGGTTGTGGTCATTCCTGGTCTCGTGTCGCGTATTTTCTGTGATGGGACAAATATCACAGATGAAACTATGTCCACTCAAACAGATTTGGTGGGTAGTGTGGCGGCGTTCGCCGTAAACTCCGCCCCGAATGGATGGTTGGCAGCTAATGGACAGGCCGTCAGTAGGAACGTTTATGCGCGCCTCTTCTCCCGAATCGGTACTACCTGGGGGGCCGGAGATGGCAGCACCACATTCAATCTTCCTGATGCCAGGGGTGAGTTTATTCGTGGATGGGACAATGGTCGCGGTGCTGACTCTGGCCGGACATTCGGTAGTGCGCAAAAAGGGACGATCGTCGGCGGCAAGGATGACAATGACGACGGGGCGAATATTTCATTTCTCGCTAACGGTAACGCTGTCGATTATGGAAGTGACGCAGTGCTGTTTTCCAATTATTCAGGAATCAAACCTTATTACCTGAATGCAGAAGAAAAAACTTCCATTCCTTCATCTGCACAAAATGCATTCTTTAGTGTCACTCGTCCGCGAAACATCGCATTGCTGTACTGCATTAAATATTAATCCCCCAATCTTAATTAATAGTTACAGGATCCGCTATGGCTGTTACAGACACACAGCAGGCAGCGCAGTTTTCTGCGGATGCCGCAGTCAGTGCTGCAGAGGCAAAACAATATCTTCTTGAAGCGCAGCAGGGGTACCAGGATACAAGTAAAGCAGCTCAGGAGGCTTTAGATGCAGCCGCAGCTGCTGCAACTTCAGAACAGAATTCCTCTGTGTCTGAGATTTCCGCCGCTCAGTCCGCCGAAGATGCATTATCAGCAAAGAATGATGCGGAAATGGCAGCCAGTGATGCAACTGAGTACGCAAAGAATAAATTTACCTTCTACAAAACTGCAAGCGATCCAGATGGCACAATTGCTGGTCTTGCTGCGACTAACAACGGACAATCATTTTGGGTTGCTCAGGGTCCTGACTCAATATCTGCATACAATATCTATGAAAATCAGGATGGTGTAGCCGTATTACAGGCATCGCAACCAGGTACTGCAGCAGTAACGGGAACCGTCCGTGAGTTTCCTACACTTGCCGCCGCTCAGAATGATGCTAATGCAGGAAATATCCTTGATGGGGCTAAATGCTGGGTAACGAATACCGCTGATGGCAATTTGGCAGACGAGTACATCAACAACGGCGGTACGCTGGAGGCGACTGGGCGGAGCATGCCTTCGCAATACGCGATGTACGCCCCAAATACCATTACCAACTCCCGTGCATCGGATTCAGAAAAATTACCGCTGCTGTTTACCGGTGCTCAGTCAGGAGGTACGTGGTCTCCCGCTAGCGCAGAAATGGCGGTGCATGGTGCGGTTCAGTCTGTTCCGTGTCCGGCACGTTCGTCCACCTCTGATCCTACGGTTAACTATGTATTTCAGCAGGATATTAGTTTTGCATCTGGCGGCCAGTATCTTGCCGTTTCGTATCTGTTCCGCGGGACTACCGAATTAATTTTCCGTAATTTGCAACCCGCATCTTCTGGCACCCTGATTTCCTCACGCGCTGATGATTTGGGTGACGGTACATATTTGGCAACCGCTGTTTACCGTTTAACTGGCGTGGGGCCTGGTGTTGCTCAGTATATTTATTTCGGATGTCAGCAGCGGGGGGCGAGCACTACTGCGTGCGAAATAGCATATCCGCAAATGGCAGTATCCGATCGTCCAATTTTTGGTGTTGGCGGAGATATGTCTTTAGCCGACAGGCTGAATATCGCTGGCGTTATTGCACCCAATCTGGTCCCAAACAGCTATGCTGACCCGCAATATCAGATGCCGCGTTTGCGTGTAGGCTCGATCGGCTGGACGCAGGTTAGTGCAATTACTGACTCTACGATTGCGACTGCGTTAACGAATGCGGGGGCTGTGTCCTGCCTGGTGGCTCCGCCGGTGGCATCCGGTTATACCGACGCGCTGGTCGAGCCGTTTGTTTACGACACTATCGCTATCGGGCAGTATGCTGCCGCTCAGTTTTACGTTTACGTGGCGCCCGGTTCCGGACTCAATGCACGAGATGAAATCAGCAAAACTGCTGTTTTTTTCGCAGATCAGGATGGTGCTACAGCGCAAATCACGCCGGACATAATTAGCGCGGTTTCCGCAAATCTATTTAAAGTCAGAGCTACCTACCGTTTCACCGCCCAGCGTCCTCGCCGGGTGTCGATGGGCGTTCGTCAGACCAGTGCAGTCAGCACCTTCTACGTGTTCGGATTTTTCCTTGCCTGCTCAGGGCAGCCGATCCGGGACATTCTCGAATCCCCGTCACGTGATGCCGGGTTTAACGAGCGCGTGGACGGGAACGCCCGCAATATTGCGTTTAACCCGTACGGTGACACCACGCAGCAACTGCTACCGCTGTTTGGTACAGACAGCGCCTGGACGCCCGTTGCTAATTTGCCGGCCGCTGTGCAGATGATTTCCCAGTTGGGGGCAAAGGCGGCGCTGCCAGCCATGCGAGTGGCATCGGGATATAAAGACGCGCTGGTTAACGTTAATCTGGATGGTGTAAAGGCGGGTGAGTATGTCGCGGTCGAATTCAGCGTTTACGTTAATGCAGACAGCGGAGTGGATCCAGCCTCTGTACTGGGAGCATGCCGTGCATTTTTCTGGCTGGAGTCCGGCGGTTTTTTCCAGTCCATTGCAACGATAAAATCCAAAGTTAACGCCAACGTCTACGTGATGCAAACGTCGTATCAGTACACGCAGAACGCCACACGTGTGTATTTTGGTGCCCGGAACACATTTAACAACGCAGACCTCTACGTTTTTAATCTATTCGCGGCATCATCAGCTACGCCGATACTCAGCATAACGAAATCACTGGTGCGCGACCCGCAACTGGCATCGTGGGTTAACGGGCTGATTGCTCAGTCAGCGAATCCGTACCCGCCACTGCTGGCAGTGAATACCCCAATAACGGGAGCTGAGGATTTAATCCTGCTGCCTGACCAGGTATTTGCGCACCCGACTGCGCCGCTTATTTTGCAGTGTAACCAGCTGCTGATGAACTGGACGGCGGACACGGGTAAATTCCTGGACTGGTCGATAAGGGGAACGGCAGTCAGTGGCCAGCCGTATAGCTACGAAACCAGCCGCACGCTGGAGATTGACCCGGCAAAAACCGGTACAGCTGTCCGAATCAGCTTCCACAACCGGCAGAAACCCGCGCAGTGGTCCAGCCGTGATATGTCAATTCTCCGTGGCCCGGCATCAGTATCGGCATCTAAACGTATTGCGCTCATCGGTGACTCACTGACGAACCGCGGGCAGGTAGCACGCTTGTCTACGCTGCTCACTGCGGCAGGAGTGACGGTCAGTCAGATTGGTACGATGTCACAGGCAGAGGGCGGAAATGGGGAGGGGCGCGAGAGCTGGGCGGCCGCTCATTTCGTCGGTAAACGGACGTTACTGGGCAGCACGCGGATAAATATTAGCTCCGATAACCCGTCCAGTACGGCGAAAAATCCGTTCCTGTTTGAAGCCACAACTGCCCAGAAGACGGCAAATCCGGCGATGTGTTTCCTGAACACGGGGGCAGCGAGTGAACAATCCTACGCGGATACGCAAACCGGTGTGTTTTACACCTTTGATTATCGCAAATACCTTGATGCACAGGGTTTTGCCGATCCGGATATTGTGTCAATTGCGCTGGCCTGGAATGACCAGGCAAACGGCCAGAGCCCTGACGCGTATATCTCGCAAATCAACTACATGGTGGCGCAAATCAAGGTTGCATGTCCTAACGCGCGAATCGCGATTGCCCCGTATAGCGTGACGTCATCGAGCCGCGGTGTCTGGAATGCGACGGTGTCGCAGTATGTCCGAAACGTCATAGGGTCATTCAAAGGTCGGCAGGCAGAGAAACTGCACATCATCCCGTCGTGGGGGATAATGCCGTCAGATACCGCGTGGAGTAGCGACGGTACAGCTATTGTCAGGGATTCCCAAACAGGGAGCTATGTTGATACCCGCAGTGATGGAATCCACTGGGATACCTGGGGCCGTCAGTACATGGCGTACAACTGCCTATTCCCGTTTTATATCTGGGCCTGCGCGCAGTGAGAACTGCACAGGGACGTGCAATATCATTGCATTACATCGGTAGCAAAAATTGATAGGCACAACCTCTCTTGATCTGAGCTCTCGATAAAACTACTGTATATAAAAACAGTATCATTGGGAGGTTAAGATCATGCCGCGTCTATACGAAATTGAGGTCGCCTGCCGCAATGCGATCGAGATACAGCCAAACGGTCGGCGTATCCTTACTACCAGGCGGTTTCTGCAGGAGCTGGAGAGATATAACTGGCACTGGTCGCCACGGCAGGCCAATCAGTGGATAGAAGGTTACGTGACGACATTCCGGGATGTTTCCACGCAAGAGGGAGACGATCGGACGTTCCAGCTCTACAACCCGAACAGAGGGCTGTGATATGGGATTTCCGTCCCCCGCGACTGACTACATCGAGCGCAGGATCAGCATTACCAGTCTGTGCAGCCTTGGCGCCAATACGCGTGTAGTTGAAACCAGCGACGGCTACGCAGTCGTCGACGTGTCCCGGCGGCCGCAGCAGGGAGATACGGTACTGGTTCGATATGACGGGCGTGCTGAGTTTGCAAAGCTCATGGGAAGGGCGCTTATAACGGCTGACGGTGAGGCGATCGAGGGAGAGGCTCTCGACGACGTTGAGGTTGGAGGAGTGGTAACGCATACCATCATCGATCTGATGCAGGATGATAGCCCTGTTTGATAGGGTGAGGTTGTCGAGCGGGCGCGACGAATGCTGGAGAACGGTGCAACCCGGCAGCAGGTGGCTGATGTGACAGGCGTGGACGTGAAAACAATCTACAAGTACCTCCCGGCGACTTGAAGACAAAGATTTCACTACTTTTCCTGATATGTTACGTTTGGCTTAATCAATTCATTCAGCTTTGAAAACAGTTTGGTTTGTTCGTGAACGGTAAGAAAACAATAAGTTTTGAGCAATTTTTAACTATTAACAGCAATCTTGTTTCCATCTCAGATACATGGGCTGACTTGTGGGCGTTAATTTTTCACACGGGTTTAAGCGCTGGAAGGCTGCTGAGTATTCGATATGATGATATTGATGGTGACTTGATACTGATACGAAAACAGGGTCACCTGAAGGAGCTACGTGTTAAATCAACCCCTCCAGTGGAGGCGATGATTGCTCGTAGAAGAGAACGCTATCCAGAAGATGTTTATTTATTTCAGAGTCATTCTAACCGTGTGAAGTACCATCGCCGGCCGGTCACTATAATTGCTTTCAACGCCGCTTTACGTCGCGCCGCTAGATCATTACCAGACGTTAACGTAAGCAGTAGTAGCGCGAGAAACATACCGGACTAAGCGCCTGTCCAGTAGCGTGTGGCCGATGTGACAGGCGTGGGAGTGAAGACGATTTACAAATATTTGCCGGTACAATACGGCGGTAAAAAATCCCCTTGAGCAGGCACACTCAAGGGGGAAATACTACATAACATCATTGCTGTGTGCGTCTTTGCGCTCGTCTATCTTCCAAGAATATGCCTAAAGCTTCCAGATATTTCTGGTCTGAGCAGTTAAAACATTGTGTTGCTGGCCGATGTGATAGGAGGGGGGGGGAAGACGATATTATAAATAATTCCCGGATAGCACACTGCATGAAGCAAGGATGACGATTTGATGTAAAATCCCACCCGGCAGCCGTATACAAGACCTGTCGGGTAGGAGAACTGTAGGTGTTCATGCCGTACAGTCGGCGATGATTTTACTTATTAACTTTGTCTTTCTGCAACTTATCGAACTTATCATGCAGAGTTTTAGGAAATAACTCAGTGTAAACCTGCCATAAAATATTCAGTGAACGGTGGCCCGTGACCTGCGCAACCTCTTCAATACTGAACCCCGCTTCAAACAGACGACTTGCCCCCTCGCGGCGTAGGTCGTGATATCTCAGATCTTCAATGCCCAGCTCATCACGAACGCGCCGAAACATGTCAGTAATAGTTTTTTCGTTATAGGGGAATATTCTTTCATCATTTTTCGGCTGACGCTGCAAAATGGTCCAGGCATCCCCCAGCAACGGAACTGACATATGATTTCCTTCCTTTTTACGCGGATCCTTCCTGTCTCGCACGATGACTGCCCGCTGGCTCTCGCTTACGTCGGACCACTTAATGCGGCAAACCTCGCCAATGCGCATGCATGTCAGGATTGAGAACATAAAAATTTTGTCAAAGGGGGCGCCAGATAAAGCCCGTAAGGCCTTCCTCTCTAACACTTCCAGTATTCGGTTAATCTCTTCGGAGGTCGGCCGCCGGCTCCGCTTTTGCGATGCGGAGATCAGCCCCATATTCCGCAGCCATTTTTTTGCATCAGCAAGAGGGGTTGGGTCGACTCTTATACTGAAGAGAGGCGCCGCTGATTCCAGGGCAACGCCAAGTTCAGTGATATCCTTTGAAATCGTTGATGGTGAGATCCCTTGCGCCTTCCTCATCTGACAATGTGAAATGAAATCTGAGGGCTTAAGCTCGGCGAGTTTGACATCCGCGATAGGGGATCGTCCGAGGACGGCAATAGCGCTTTTTTTCGAGCGGCCAACCTTGATGTTGGGGTGCTGCTCGTACTTCTGAAGTAAATCTCCGACGGTCAGGATTAACTCTGGAGCACCTTCCTGCGCCTTATGTTGTATGCCATGCTCTTCGAGATAAGCCACTCGTTTAGCGCCCCATGATTTAGCGAGGGTGTTCTTTGAGAACGTTTGGTTCTCCCTGTAAACGTATTTCCCGTTCTTTTTGACGCCAACCGTACAGCGGTACCTGGCTGTTCCGTCGCTACGAAGCCGTTTCTCTATGGTGAAGAACGCCAT